CGCGCGCACCCCGGCCTGGATGCCGGTCATGACGGAGCACCTGCTGTGAACCCCGTGAGAGGACTTGAGCGATGAGTGCGGCTGAGATGGCAGGGGTGCGTGTGGGCGGGAAGGGGTGCGAGACGGCCAGAAACGGGGTTGTGAGCGCCGCAGAGGTCGGAAAGGCGGAATCCCTCGTCCGGCGTGGTGACGGGGCTGGAGAATGCCAGCGGTGTGATTCGGGGGTGGGTGGATGAGCGAGGTTCGCGTGATGCTGGCTGACGGCACACCCATGAACATCCAGTCGGAGGAGCCGCTGCCGGACGGACTGAGGGCCTACATCGAGACCCACACACGCCCTGAGCTCGAAGCGACCATGGCGTTCTGGGCGGCCGTCTGGGCCGAGGCGGGCGAGGCGCGCTTGGCTTGGGCTGAGGAGAACGAGTGAGCGCCATCTGTGGACGTGACGCGGTTGACGGCTACGTGTGGCTCTACGGGCCGAGCCTCGTCAAGGGCGGCGGACCGGAGCGCGTGGTCAGCGACGAGCCGGACCCGGACTTCAAGCCGCGGCCAGTGGGGTTCACGGCACCGCTGGTTGAGGCCGAGCCGGACCTGTGGGAGGGCGACCAGGCATGAGCACCGACAGCATCACCAAGGCGGCCGGTCACCTGACCGAGATCACCAAGCTCGCCACCTGGCTCGAAGACCAGGCGCTCAACCGCAGCGACGACAGGCTCATGCCCGGCGGACGCGCGACCGTCGCACTGGCCCACGTCGGAAGCCCCCGCGCATGGGCCGAGAACATCAACGCCGACGAGGTCTACCACCTGAGCACCTGCACCAAGCCGAACCACGTCAGGTGCCGGTACGCCGAAGCTGCTGCCGACGAGGACAACGACGGGCCCGTGCTGCAAGACCTGCTGTTCTGGTCCGAGGCGTGGCGCGACGAGCACGGCTACCAGCTCGACCGGCGGCCCACGATCGGCAGCGAGGCGGCATTCCTGCGCAACTCGCTGGAGTGGGCATGGGTCAACGAGCTCCACTGGGACGACTTCGTCAACGACCTGGAGGCGGCCCAGACGAAGCTCGAGAACCTGCTGCTGAGTGGCATCCGGTCCGAGCGTGGCGTGCCGTGCATGTACGACGAGTGCCGAGGCAAGCGGGTGGTACGCAAGATGGTGCCCACTCGCGACAAGGTGTCCGGGCTCAAGACGTGGGCGCTCACCAACTGGCACTGCCCGCGCTGCCACCGGGAGTGGAACGAGGACGCCTACCGCCGCAGCGTCGCCGCCGCCGCGTGGAGTGCCCAAGCCGAGCACATCGACGGCGAGGTGTGGTGCACCGCCAAGTACGCCGCGCGCCAGGTCGAGCGCACCGAGGGCTGTGTGCGCGTCTGGATCGCCAAACACGGGTGGCCCACCGCCTGCATGGTGCGTGGGCGCAGGCTGGGGTTCGTCCGGCTGGCTGACGTGGAGGGACACGCAGAGAAGGCCAAGCGCAGGAAGCGAGCGGCCTGAGTGGCTGGTGTGTACCCTGTGGCTTGTTACAGCCCTGAGTTGTTGGCGCGCCCCGAGCCTGATGGCCGGGGCATCGTGGTCTCAGGCGCCGGTCAACGGTGAGAGGATCTGTCCTCATGAGCGCCCACCATCCCAGCCGATCATGGCGAGGCTGCGCGCTGTGCAAGCCACACAAGCGCCGCGGCACTGGGCGCCGCGAGAGAGACCCCATCGCCGTCCGCCGCAAGCTCGGCAAGTCTCAGCGACTCACGAGGCGCGACCTCGGCGATTGAGGGATGTGTCGGGAGGCTGATGTGACGGGTCTCGCGGGGTTCGACCTCGGACCGGACTACTCCGGCGGTCCTGAGGGTGTGGATCGGTCACTCCTCGCGCACGTGCTCTCGCTGAAGCCGCAGGGTTGGGCGGTCGAGTTCGGCGTCGGGTCGGGTGGCACGCTCGCGATGATCGCGGCGGTCATGCCGGTGATCGGCTTCGGGAACACGACCGGGCTCACGGAGCGGTGGGGTAGTCGCTACAAGGCGGGCTCGTTCAAGTACCCGACACCCGAGGTGGTCGGCGCGACGGTGGTCCCCGGCGACTTCGCCAACACGGTGCCCGGCTATGACTGGCCGGACGAGATTGGGCTCATCCACTTCGATGCCGACACCTACGGCGCGACGAACCTCGCGCTTGACTCACTCCCGCCGATCGAGCCGAACACACTCCTGGTCTTCGACGAGTGGGACACCAGCGACGACGGCGACCCTGAGCGCGGCATCGAGCATGAGCAGCGCGCGTTCGGTGAGTACGTCGCACGGACCGGCCTGAGGTTCGAGGTCATCGGCCACGGTCGACAGCAGGCGGCGTTCAGGGTGATCGCGTGACCCGCATCGTCTTGTTCGTGTTCGCCGGCCGTGAAGCCAATATGCGCATCCAGCGGCCATTCCTCGACCGCCTGCTCGAGGAGCACCCCGAGGCCGAGCTACACCTCTGGGACTTGACGCGCACCCCCGAGGATGCCGAGTACGTCCGCGCGCAGGCCTCGGACCGCATCGTGGTCCATACCCACCTCCACCCGGGTCACCCGATCGCCTGCAACGTGCCACCTGGGGCGAAGGGCCGCCGTGGCTGCCGGTGCTTCGCCCATCGCCCGCCCTACGAGCAGCCCTATCGCTGGTATGCCGAGCGTGACGAGTGCGCCGATGCGGTATTCGTGAAGCTCGACGACGACGTGGTGTTCATGGAGACCACGGGGTTCGGCAACTTCATTGGCGCCCTTGAGGCACACCCCAGCGCGGTCATCTCGGCGAATGTCATCAACAACGCCGTGTGCGCCAAGCATGACCCGTGGTTGGCACCTGAGGTGCTCCGGCTGTTCGACGTCGGGGGCGTGGGCGACCCAGCAGCCGACAAGGCTTGGTGGTGGCTCCACGCTGACCCGCAGTTTGCCCGGGTGGGCCATGAGTGGTTCCTCGACCAGTGGCAGGACCTAACCCTGGGCACCTCCAAGAACCTGATGCGCTCCCGGCCTGGCGAGCGCCTAAGCATCAACTGCATCGCGTTCACCCACTCGACCATGAAGCGGCTGGCGGGCATGTTCGCTCGTGAGACGAAGCTGGGCGACGAGGGTGCTGTCGACAGGCTCCTCCCCCGCATCGCGCTGGGGTTCCGGGTGGCGCACCTGACGTTCGGGCCGCAGGACAAGGCGATGACACTGCGCGAGTTGGATGACCTGCGAGCGAGGTACGCGGCGATGGGCAAGGAGTACCTCGGTGCCTGAGCGCTACCCCCTCGTTGTGCTGGATCATCTGGAGCGACGGACTGATGACCCTGCAGCCCTGGCGGAGATCCACCGTCTGAGGTCGGCCCAAGTCCCGTCAGTCGCCGTCGTCATCCCCTTCCGGGACCGTGGCGCCGACCCACTCCGCAAGGCCAACCTCGAGACAGTCCTGCGGATGCATCAGGTCTATCCGGTGCATGTGGTTGACGACGGTCGCAGCGGGCTGGAGCAGTTCTCGCGCAGCGCGGCCTACAACCGCGGCGCCCGCCTGACTGACGCCGAGGTCATCATCTACCTCGAGTCCGACATGTTGGTGCCGTTCCCACAACTGCTTGCGGCAGTGCAGATGGCCGCAGAGACTCCCGGTCTGGTTGTCCCGTTCGACCTGTACGCCTACCTGTCCCCTGAGGACTCAGAGCGGGTCCGAAACGACGCCGACCCGGCCGGGTTTACACCGGAGAAGACGATCAGCAACGGTCGCAGCATTGGCGCTGTCAACGTCGTGTCACGCGAGACACTCGCCCTCGTGGGCGGCTACACCGAGCGCACCGAAGGCTCATGGTGGGACGACCGGATCATGCACCACGCGTTCGATGTGTGTGCTGGGCCGACTCGGTGGGTCAGTGGGCCGGGCTACCACCTGTTCCACCTGCCTGGCTTCCGTGGCGAGCACCTGAGCGACGAAGACCGGGCCGCGACGGCGCGGAACAAGGCGCTGTGGCAGAAGGTGCGGCGGCTGAGCGACCCCGAGCGGGTCCGAGCCGCTCTGCACGGATGAGCCTCCACGTCGCGGTTGTCGCACACGTCGCTCGCACCGAGCAGGCCAAGCGGCTGACCGACGAGCTCGGGGCTGAGCTGTTCATGGACGACGGCAGCATCGGCGAGTGGTTCAATCACCGCCGAGCGCTGGCCTGGGCTGCCACCCAGGACGGCCACGCGGTCATCGTGCAGGACGACGCGCTACCGGTTGCGGGATTCCTCGAGCACGCCACCCGCGCCGCCTCAGAACGGCCCGCTGACATGATCGGGCTGTACGTCGGTAGGCAGCGACCCAAGCGGGCAGCAGCCCAGCGGGCAGTACGGCAAGCTGACCGAACGGGAGCCTCGTGGCTGACGGCTCCCGGGCTGTGGTGGGGTGTCGCGACCATCGTGCCGTGCGCTGCCATCCCAGCCCTGCTCGACGCCGCAGACGCCATGCACAGCAACTACGACATCAGGCTAGGACGGGCGTGGCTCGCAACCCAGCGCCGGCCAGTGACCTACACGTGGCCGTCGCTGGTCGACCACGCCGACAGCCCCAGCGTCATCGAGCGCAACCGCGAACGACCCAGCGGCCGAGTGGCCTGGCGGGTCGGCGTACCCAACTGGACCGGTGGGACGGTGGCGATGTGACATGCGCAGAGTCGTCGCCATCTACGGGCCACCAGGTGCGGGCAAGTCCACACATGCAGCCACCCTCGGCCTGACGGTCTACGACCTCGACGAGTGGGCAGGTACACCAGCCACCTTCCGCTCGGCACTCAGCGCCCTCGCAACCGACCCCCACGCACAGGCTGCGGTCATCAGGTGCGACCCGTACTCAGGTGCCGCCGCCCTGTGTGGTGCTACCGACCAGATGGTGCTGGCTACCCCGCTCGCCGAGTGTGTGCGCAGGATCAAGGCCAGGGGTAGGACCACGCCACCCATCAAGGTGCAGGTAGCAGCAGCACAGGCATGGTGGCGTGAGTACGAGCGGCATTGGCACGTACTGCCCGCCCTGCCCGGCGGTGCACGCAGGCGGGCGCTGTGACCAAGGCCAAGTACTCAGGCGCCAGACACAGGGGCACGCGAGCCAAGCTCAAGCCCACCGTGGACGCAGGGCAGGCCATGTGTGCCGAGACGCTGTGCCTCGAGCAGCGCGACGGACGCACACGCTGGATAGCACCGGGCACACCGTGGGACCTCGCTGAGACCGACGACGGGCTCGAGTTCAAAGGACCCGCTCACAGACGCTGCAACCGTGCCGATGGTGCGCGTAGGGGCAATCAGATGCGGGGCAAGCGCGGGGTGAGTGTGCGTCGGCGAGTGCTCTGAAAGTCGAGTAGGCCGGTCGTTTTTGGAGGGGCCTAACCCACTGCCGCCGGAGTGGCCCGGTCTATCTACAGCATTTTCCACTTCCACCGAGGGGGCGTGATGGCCGTGCGCAAGACCCCCCTTCGTTCCGTCGCCCCGGACGAGAAGCCCGAGCCCGAAGCCAAGGTTGAAAGGCAGACGGTGGCTGAGGCTGCCGCCACCGGAGACCACCGCGCGTTGCTGGTCTCCATGCGTGAGCGGATCGCGCAGACGGTGAGCAACCCCGACTGTCCGCCGCGTGACCTCGCCGCCCTAACCCGTCGACTCCAGGACATCGCGAAGGAGATCGACGCGATCGATCTCCGCGCTCGGCAGGAGTCCAAGGAGGACGGCGATGACGAAGCGCCCGACGAGAGCTGGGACGAGGAAGCTCTCTGAGGTTGCCCGCCACATCGTCAAGCCGAGCGGCATTGTCGCCACGGGTTGGCCGAAGGTCGAGAAGACTGCTCGCGAGAAGCTCGGGATCGCGTTCGATGAGTGGCAGTGTGGTGCTGGCCGACTGACTCTGGCCCGCCGCGCTGACGGCAAGTTGGCCGCGATGGTCGGCGGCGTCGGGATGTCGCTGCCTCGTCAGGTTGGGAAGACCTACCTACTCGCCGGTCTACTCTTCGCGCTCTGTGTCGACAACCCGGGCCTGCTGGTCATTTGGTCGGCGCACCACTCGAAGACGCACAACGAGACGTTCTTGGCGATGCAGGGTTTCGCGAAGAGGCTCAAGGTCGCGCCTTACGTCGAGCAGGTGTACACCGGCTCGGGCGACGAGGCTGTCGTGTTCGTCAACGGGTCCCGCATCCTGTTCGGCGCCCGGGAACGTGGCTTCGGTCGAGGCATTCCCGGTGTTGACGTGCTGGTGATGGACGAGGCTCAGATCCTCTCCGACAAGGCGCTGGAGAACATGCTGGCGACTCTCAACACGTCGCAGCTCGGGTTGGCGCTCTATATCGGCACCCCTCCGCGACCGGAGGACAACTCGGAGGCGTTCACGCGCATCCGGACCGAGGCGCTGTCGGGCGATTCGGATGATCTGGTCTGGATCGAGTGTGGGGCTGATCCCGACGCCGATCCCCACGACGAGAAGCAGTGGGCCATGGCGAATCCGTCGTTCCCTCATCGCACTCCCCGCGAGTCCATCCTGCGGCTGCTTCGGCGGCTCAAGGAGGACGGCTTCCGCCATGAGGGCCTCGGCATCTGGGATGAGGTTGGCGCCGGCATCCTCCCGGGATGGTCCGGCCTGTTCCTCGACGTCGATGACGACGAATTCGAGTGGGAGCTTCCACAGCCGTCGGCGGTTGGCATCGCGGTTGGCATAGGTGGTTCTCACGGCTCCATCGCCTCGGCTGACGCCTGGCCCGACGGCGTGCTGATCGGCGAGCCTTCGATCGACACCCTCGATGGGCCAACCGATAGTCAGACGGACCTCACTGGCGCAGTCAATCTCTCGGCGGTCGACAGGCGATCGGGCACTGACTGGATCCCGGCCGAGGCGAAGCGCATCCAAGACCTGTACGGCTGTGACGTGGTGATCGACGAGAAGTGTCCGGACGGCACGCTCATCGAGCGGCTGGAACAGGCCGGGGTGTATGTGACCGTCATGGCGCTGACCGACGTCGTGCAGGGCTGCTCGGAGCTGGTGAACCGGGTCCGCGAGGGTCGCGTCACCCACCAGCGCACCACCGAGCTCGACGACGCGATCGAGGTTGCCATCTGGCGCTCGGTAGGCGATGGCCGCCAGGTCTTCGGCCGCCAGAAGTCATCCGGCCCGATCGACATGCTCGAGGCCGCCACTGCCGCCCTATGGGGCGCACTGAACCCGCAGACACCTGCGATCTACTAGGGAGGTTTGCCTTGGGCATCTGGTCGAACCTCTTCAATGGTCCGGGAGTGGTGGAGGTCCGAGACGCCCCGGCGCTGGCACCCACCGAGTGGGACCCGCCTGCGCCGCTGGTGAACCGTCCCGAGAACCGTGCCGCCATGACCGGGCTGGGCAACATCGTCCCGTCGTCGTGGCCGGGTTGGCCTGGCGACTGGGGTGACCCTCAGTGGGAGGGCGCTCGGCCGTTCGCGGGGCTGGTCGACACGGCTTGGGCGTGCCTGGACCTGAACTCGTCGGTTCTGTCCACGATGCCGGTCTATCGGCTGCAATCGGGCCGGATCGTGAACCCGACGTCGTGGATGGTGAACCCGGACCCAGAGATGTACGCCTCGTGGTCGGAGTTCGCCTCGGAGTTGTTCTGGGACTTCATGCTCGGCGAGGCGTTCGTCTTCGCCGCCGAGTACGACTTCAACAATCGGCCCTCGCGGATGCGGGTGGTGCCGCCGTGGATCGTTCAGCCTGAGTGGCAGGACGGCCTCGTCGGCTCGAAGCGTCGGTACCGCATCGGCGGTCTGGATGTGACGGACCAGATTCTGCACATCCGCTACCACTCGCGCATGGACACGCTGCGTGGCATCGGACCACTGGAGCTCTCGGGCGCGCGGATGGTCGCGGCGTCGGTGTTGCAGCGGTTCGTGGCCGAGGTCGCGAACACGGGCGGTCGGCCGATCTATTGGATCGAGAATCCCCGCCGGCTCAACAAAACCGAGGCTGACGACCTGCTGGACCAGTGGGTGGAGTCGCGGTCGCGGAACCTGGGGAAGCCTGCCGTGATGTCCGGGGGCGCGACGCTCGGGCACATGGAGGTGCCGAACGCCAAGGACATGGCACTGGTCGAACTGTCGCAGTTCACCGAGTCGCGAATCGCCGTGATGCTGGGCGTGCCGCCCTTCCTGGCCGGCCTGCCCTCTGGTGGCGACTCGATGACGTACAGCAACGTCTCGTCCCTGTTCGACTTCCATGACCGGGCGAGCCTGCGACCGAAGGCCACCCGGGTCATGTCGGCGCTGTCGAACTGGGCGCTCCCCCGCGGCACGAACATCGAGATGAACCGGGACGACTACACGCGACCCGACCCCAAGACGCGGTCCGAGTACTACGTGAACCTGCACGGCATCGGTGCCATCGACAAGACCGAGGTTCGCACCATGGAGCGTCTGCACGGCGATGCCGCTGCGGGTGCACTGACAGGAGGGACCGACGCATGAGCGACACCATCGAGCAGGTGGCGCGGATGAGGACCGGGCTCTCGCTCCCCGCCGACATCCCCGTCGAGATCCGTAGAGCGGTCGAGGTGGAGGGGGTCGACTTCGCCAACCGCGAGATCAAGCTCATCGCCGTGCCGTACAACGAGACGGCGGTTGTGGAGTACCGGGGCGAACTCCTCCAGGAGCACGTCGAGCCGGGTGCGTTCACAGGAATCGACACCAGTGCCGGGGATGTCACCGTTAACCGCGACCACGACCCCAAGCGAGTCGTCGGCATCGTCACCGGCTATGACACGCTCGACGAGCGTGGCTTGATCTCCACCATCAAGGTCTCGCGCACCCCGCTGGGCGACGAGACCCTGGCGCTCGCCGCCGACAAGATCCTCAAGGCTTCCGTCGGGATGCTCGTTCGACGCTCCGATCAGGTCATCCGGAACGCCGTCCATGCTGGCGGCCTCGGGACGCGTGCCATCAAGCGCGCGTATCTCGACCACATCGGGATGCTTCCCAACCCCGCATACTCGGGTGCAGCGGTGCTGTCTGTGCGGCAGGCACAGGCCATCGCCACGACCACTGAAGGTGTGTCGGCAACACCCAACCTCGACGCCATCCTCGCTCTCCTGAGCGAGTAGTCGTCACGCGGCGGCAGGCCGCTCTCGCAGTACCGCGCTGGCAGGGCGCTCACCCATCCGAGCCCTGCCGCCCTTCTGTGCGCGTGGGGCTCCTTCCAACAGGAGCACATCAATGTCTGACAACACGTCTGACGCGATGATTGCCCGGCTGGAGGGCGAGCTCGAGGAGCGCAACGCCTTCATCCAGGGAGTCATCGCCGGAGCCGAGGACGCAGGACGCGACCTCACCGACAACGACACGGAGCTGATCAAGGGCGCCAAGGGTCGCATCGACTCGCTCAAGGGCCAGCTCGACACCCTCCACGACACCCGGTCGACCACCATGGCCGCCCGGACCCGGGCCCGTGAGGTCGCCACCGAGATGACGCGGATGCGTCACGAGGCCGACAGGGGTCCCGTCGAGTACCGCTCGGCCGGCGCCTACATCCTCGACCTCTACCAGGCGTCGCTCGGCGACTCCGGTGCGAAGTCGAACCTGGAGATGTTCCACCGGACCGCGGCACACCAGAAGACCTCCGACAACACCGGCGTCATCCCCGACCCGGTCATCGGCAACGTCATCAACTTCATCGACTCGGCGCGTCCGCTGGTCTCATTCCTGGGGCCGCAGAGCATGCCGTCCTCGACGTGGCACCGGCCGAAGGTCACCCAGCACACCTCGGTGGCCGTCCAGGGCTCCGCGGGTGCGGCTGCGGACGAGAAGTCCGAACTCGTCTCCCAGAAGATGACGATCACCCGTCTGAACGCGAACGCGGTCACCTACGGCGGCTACGTCAACGTCTCCCGGCAGAACATCGACTTCTCCTCGCCGCAGGTGCTCGACCTGGTCATCAACGACCTGGCGGCGCAGTACGCGATCGAGACCGAGGCTGCTACGGCGGCGCTGCTGGCGACGACCAGCGCGGATGAGATCGAGTACGACGCCGACGATCAGGACTCGGTCGCGGCTGCCGTCTGGTCGGCGGTCGCTGCCGTCTACGCCGCCACCCGCGGACAGGGTCGCCTCGGTATCGCCGTGGCCCCCGACGCGCTGGCCGCGTTCGGTCCGCTGTTCCAGCCCTACGCCCCGCAGAACCAGCAGGGCACCGGGTTCACGGCCGCGAACTTCGGGCAGGGTGTCATGGGCTCCATCTCCGGGGTGCCGGTCCTCATGTCCTCGGGTCTGGCTGCCGGGGAGGCGTTCGCGTTCTCCACGGCCGGCGTCGAGGTCTACGAGCAGCGCGTCGGCGCTCTCCAGGTGGTCGAGCCGTCGGTCCTCGGCGTCCAGGTCGCCTACGCCGGTTACTTCACCCCGCTGGCGGTGGAGCTGACCGCGGTGATCCCGCTGGTCGAGGGCACCTGATGTTCGAGCGCAACGGTCAGCGGCTCGGGTCGCTGCTCGTGGAGGACGCTCGGGCGTCGAAGAGGGCTGCCGCGAAGGCTGAGCCGAAGTCCGAGGTTGAGGAGAAGGTGCAGGAGGAGACTCCCGCCGCCGAGACCAAGGCTGACGACAAGGCGCCTGCGAGCAGCGCCACCAAGAAGTGAACATCGGAGCTCCGGGGAGGTCGCAGTGGCCGTGACAAACGACATGGTCGACCCGACGGACCTAGTCGGCTTCCCCGGCGCTCCGTTCACTGATGCTCAGGTCGACGCCGCTGTGGATGAGGTTCGCACGGCGGCGGGCTGGCATATCGCTCCCCTGCGGACCGGGCAGACTGTCACGCTGGATGTGGAGCGGCGGGAGTCGTGGCTGCGGCTGCCGACTCGCAAACTGGCCTCTGTCGATGAGGTGCGCGACCCCGACAGCGGTGACGCGATCGACGCCGACACCTACCGGACTTCGCTGCTGCTGGCACAGGTCAAGCGGTCCGGCTGCTACTGGCCCTGTGGGTATGCCGCGGTCGAGGTCGACATGACGCACGGCTACACGACCTGTCCGGCCAGCGTCCTCGCCGTGGTGGCGTTGGCCTGCAACCTGGCCAAGCGTGACCCGACGGTGCGGGAGGTGGCGATCGACGACTTCTCGGTCACCCGCAACACCGACGCCACTCAGGCAGCCCTCAAGGCCGCCCTGGGCATCACCTACGTCCTCGATGACTCGCTGTACGGCATCGGCATCGCCTGATGTCCGCACGTGACCCCTACGCCTCGGAGAAGGCGCAGCGGACAGCCTCCACGGCCGCGGCGCTCACTGCTGTGTACGTGGCCGCGAAGGGTGCAGTGCTGCGTCAGTTCGCGGCCGGTGTGGTCCGCGACGCGCTGCCGTCGCTGTGGCGTGGCCGAGTCGAGGCCGTGGTGGCCGAACAGGCGAAGTCGACTGCAGGGCTGCTCGGCGCAACCGTCGTCACCGACGTAGGTGGCGTGCTGGAGGACTTCGACCCGCACCGCATGGACGCCTACCTCGATGTCTTCGCCGACGAGTTCGCGAAGGCCTGGGACGAGGCAACCAACCGGGTGCTGAACATGATCGATCTGGCCGAGCCGGACCTGTCCGGCGCCGCCGAGCTGGTGTTGGACGCAATGGTCGAGCAAGCGAAGACCGACGCTGCCGACATCGGGCAACGGGCGGCCAACTTCGGACTCATCGAGGGCGGCAAGGCTGCCGGCGCCACCACGAAGACGTGGCACACCGGAACCAACCCGAGGCCGTCACACGCGGCACTGAACGGGGTCACCCTCCCGATCGACGACCGGTTCGCGAACGGGCAGCGATTCCCCGGCTCGCCCGCGCCACCCGCCGAGGTGGCTGGATGCAACTGCCACATGAGCATCGGGAGGGCATCGTGAGCGACCTCCTGGCCATCCGTGACGCCGTACTGGCCGAGGGCCGCGCGCTCTCCGAAGCGGTACGCCTCACTGACCGCGCGACCGTCCATCGCAAGACCGGACGTGCCACGCAGGACGAATCCACTGGCGAAGAGGTTCCGATCTGGCAGGACCCGCCGCCGCACAGTGACCTGGCATTCCGCGTCGATGGCTCCTCGAGCAGTGACGGCGGCTCGCACGTGGTCAACGTCGGCGGTGTCGACTACGAGCAGGCGACCGCGGTGGGCCAGTTCCCTGCGACGACCGACGACCTGGCTGACGGCGACTTCATCGAGGTCACCTCTGGCGAATGGGCGGGCTCGGTGTTCAGCATCGTGGCCGCCATCACCGCCGACCAGAAGACGGCCCGCCGGGTGCCCATCCGCGAGGAGCAGCGACCGCAGGAGTGGGACTCGTGAAGGTCTCCGTCTCCAACACCCTCGATGACCTCACCCGCGACACCAAGACCATTGCCCGCACCGCACGTCGCGACATGTCGAGCGTGGTCCGCAAGAACACCCGCGAGGGCAACCGGATCGCGAAGGCGTTCGCTTCCGAACAGCACACCATGTTCGGCGACACCGACATCGAGTATCCGCCCTCGTTCACCTCGGAGATGATCTCGCCGCTGGTCGGCGAGTACGGGCCGGACGTGTCGATCGGCGACGGTTCTCAGGCCTCGGGCTATGAGTTCGGCTCGATGAACTCCCCTCCCCACTTTGACTTGGCCCGGTCGGTAGACGAGATCAGCCATAAGTTCGTGTCCGGCGTGCAGGAGTTGCCGTCGAAGTGGTTCTGGCCGGGTGTCGAGTGAGCGTCCTTCTGCTGGACCAGCGCGCCCACGCCGACGCCATCAAGGCCGCCGTCACTGCCGCGATGGCGCCGAAATGGTCGGCCTACGACTTCGGCGGCGTGCCGGGCTTCGACGACAACACCGGCGACCAGCCGAACCTGTTCGCGCTGATCTCGGTCGACCTCATTCCCGGCTCAAACCAGCGGATGTCCGCGCAGACCGGTGTCACTCGCTGGCGTGTCGGCATCCGTGGTGTCGGTCGCACGGTCGATGAGGTCCGGTGGGTGCTGTTCAAGGCTGCCGGCGTGCTGCACGAGAAGTCGCTGACCGTCGATGAGCGTCTCACCACGCCGCTGCAGTCCGAGCCCGGTCAGGCGCCGAGCAAGGACGCCGAGGGCCGCTACTCCGGACTGTCGACCTACACCTACACGCACTGAGAGGAGCCCTCATGGCTCAGGAACTGGTCTGGGCGCGCACGCCGAATGGTTGCGCCGCCGTGTCCCGGTCGGCTGCGGTCGCGAAGGGCTACGAGGTGCTCGACGAGTCGCCGTTCGACGCCAACGGCAACGCGCGGCGCTCGACCCGCGGGAACGGGCGAGCCAGGAAGCCCAGGACAACAGTCGCGAAGGAAGCGGCCAAGAAGGCTCCCGCAGCCACCCCGGCGGCGGAGAACGCGGCAGACAGGGCGGCTGAGGTCATCGCCGAACCCGCCTCCACCATTGAGAACGAGGAGAACCAGCGATGACCCTGCTCAGCACTCCCGAGACGGAGAACGTCTTCGGCTTCCAGTCCATGCTGGTGCTGGAGACCGAGCCGGACGACCCGACCGAGACCACCGACAGTGAGGCGGCGGCCGGGACCAACATCACCTGTCACCTGATCGGCTCGTGGTTCCCGGCCGCGACGACCGAGAAGGTGGCGGCGCAGCGGAAGATGTGCCAGACGAAGACCCGGCAGAAGCTCGGGGCGACGACCTGGGACCCGCCGGCGCTGCAGTACACGATGGTCAACCAGAGCGTCGGGACGCCGGGAGCGCCGGGCAACGAGGCGTTCGAGGCGCTGCCTGAGGGTGCGGTCCGCTACCTGGAGCTGTTCACCGGCATCCCGGGCAACGCGGAGCCGGATGACGGGGACGCCTACCAGCTCCTCGGTGTTCGTCTGGGCCCGCAGGTGCGTGGCGCTTCGGCGGATGACGCGGGTGGTGAGTCCACGGTGACCCAGGAGCTGGAGATCCTCGCGGAGTACACCGACGGCCCGATCGACGGCGTCCGCGTCGCTACCTGATCCCCCTCATCGACCCCGTCCGGTCTGCCGCGGACCGGACGGGGTCTTCGCGGCACGCGGCAGGAGTAGCGATGAGTGACGCACTGGCGAGGCTTCAGGCTTCGACCGCGGACATGGTTCCGCAGGCGACCGTGGAGACCTGTCTGGCCCAGGGTGTGGTGAAGCGGGTCCAGGCGTTGGCCGACGAGTTGTCCGAGATGCAGCTTGCCGCCTTCCGTGACGCCGCGGAGGACGCACCCTCGGACAAGCCGGTCCGGAAGATGAATCAGGGTCATGACCCGCGCATTGACGAGATTCAGGCCGAGCTCGAGTCACTTCAGGATGTGATGCGTGCCCACACGGGCCGGGTCACGGTCGCCGCAACCATCAGCCAGGGTGAGTGGCGTCGTTGGGCGGATGCGAACCCGGCTCGCGAAGAGGGCCGCGACTCGAAGGGTCGCCCGGTCGTGAGCGCCTACGACATCGGTGTCACTGGCGGGTTCTGTGATGGGACGGCGCTGCTGGCTCGGCTCGGTGACTTCGTGACCGAGTGGAACGGCGAGCCACTATCTCCCGGTCAGTGGGATTGGCTGGCCGAGAAGATGCCGATGGGTGACCAGAAGCAGGCGGCCCGGTCGGTGGTGTCGTTCTATGAGGTTGAGGGGGCCAAGGCGGTCCCAAAATCGCGGAGCGTCTCGTCCACGACGCCCCCGAAGTCGGCCGCCTCCGATTCGCCCGAGACCGCGGCATCTCCAGAAAGCGGAGCCTCGGATGGGAGCCCGCCGAGCGACATGAGCACTTCGACGCCGACGGGGTCCTGACCGGCTGGACCATCGTCACCCGCGAGCCCGAGTGGGACGACGCGGAACGTGACGCGATGGTGGCGCTGGACATGTACGAGGCGGACCTGTGCGGCGGATGCAGGCTGCCGACGTCGATACGTCAGGACCCGTCGAACCTGTTTCGCATCCGGCACGACGTCTGCCCGGTGTGCGCCCAGATGGCACCAGCGGGACGAGCTCAGGCCGACGCCGACAAGAAGGCCCATGAGGCGCTGGGCAAGGACCCGTCACCACTGGCCAAGCTGCCCGGAGACGGGCGGACGTCGTTGCTAGTGCGGGTCGGGTCAGAAGCCCGCGATGCTGCCGTACCAAGCAATGCTGGCGACGATCGCGACAACCATCATGGCGACACCGTGACTCGGGCGTCTGGTTAGTAGTACGCAGCCGATGATGAATCCGACGATCGGCAGCAGGATCGCGGTCACCCATCCTGCGGTAATCAGTCCCTCGCTGACCGGCTGGTGTCCGGCCGTCTGCATCCTCTGCGGCGCACCGGGGGCCACGTGGTCTGTCCACGTTGCCCCATCCCAGTAGCGCTGCGTTCCTGCCATCGCGGGGTCTGAGTACCACCCCGCGGGCGCCTGTTCCTGGTCCGTCACCTCGGCAGCGTAGACCTCCGGGGCTCCATCTGACACGCGTTTGGAGGTGCCCTCATGGCTGTACGCAACGAGTCTGTGCGCCTCTCTCTCGATGATGACTTCACGACCAAGATGGCCCGGGTCGCTGCAGTGACGGCACTTGCCAACAAGGAGCTGAAGAACCTCGACGGCACCTCGATCAAGGCCGCGAAGAGCATCGGCCCGCTGGGCAACGAGATCGACAGGGTCGGCACCTCGGCGCAGCGGACAACCAAGTCCATCGGCCCGCTCGGCAACGAGGTCGAGAAGGTCGGGACCAAGGCGCGCGGCACTGACAGCGACATCAACAAGCTGACCGGCCGACTCGCGCTGTTCCGGGACGCGGCATTGATTCTCGGTCCGGCCGGTATCCCGCTGGGTGCGGCCGGGGTCGGTGGGCTCATCGGTGTAACAGCGCAGCTCGGCGCGCTGGCCGGCGGCCTCGGAGTGACACTGCTGGCGGTTCAGGGGCTCGGTGATGGGCTGAAGGCGCTGGACGCCTACCAGCTCGACCCGACCACCGAGAACCTCGCCAAGCTGAACCAGCAGATGGAGGCGCTCGGCCCTAGTGGCGAGCACTTCGTCCGGTTCCTCGACTCGCTCGAGCCGGAGTTGAAGTCGCTACAGCAGGCGGCCCGTGACGGGCTACTGCCCGGCGCCGAGGAGGGCATCGACCGACTGCTCCAGCGTCTGCCCGAACTCAAGTCGCTGATCGGTGGGTTCGCCGACACCCTGGGTGACCTGTCCGCCGACGCCGGGAAGGCGTTGGGTGGTCCGCGGTTCGATGCGTTCTTCACCTACCTGCGGACCACTGGCATCCCGATTCTCGACGACACGTCGCGGACCATCGGCAGCCTGGCCGAGGCTGCAGCGAACGTGTTCGTGGGCTTCGGTGGCGTCTCTACGGACTTCAGTGGCGGCCTGCTGAAGTTCTCGCAGGGGCTGGCCGAGGCGTCACGGAACCTCGACTCGAACGCCGGGTTCCAGGAGTTCCTGGGCTACATCGAGACCAATGGCCCGGTGGCGTTGCAGACCGTCGAGTCGCTGGCGAACGCGTTCCTCCAGATCGTGGAGGCGGCGGCTCCGCTGGGTGGTCCGGTGCTGAAGGCGGTCGGTCAGTTCGCGGACGCTATCGCTCGCATCGCCGACTCGGACCTCGGTACGCCCATCTTCGCGGGGCTCGCGGCCCTGGCGCTGCTGAACCGGACGCTGCTTGTCACCGAGAAGCTGACGGCTTCCACTTTCGGCGGCCCGGCTGTGGTGAAGATGAAGGCGTACACCAGCGGGCTGCTGCAGGTCACGTCCGCGCAGGAACGCGCACAGATGACGGCGACCGAGCTGGATGCCGCGAACGCCAAGACCTCCGGGAACTTCGGCAAGCGTGCGGGCCAGGCTGGCTTGCTGGCAGTGTCGCTGTCCGGGGTGGCTGACTCGGCTGGACTGTCGAACACGGCGATGCTGTCGATGGTCGGTCCGTGGGGTACGGCCGCCGGTCTGGCGCTGGACTTCATGCACGGCACCGACGACCTCAACGCCTCCATCGAGGCGCTCGACACTGCGGCGGCATCTGGAGACATAGACCAATTTGCGGCGGCACTGAAGAACGCCAATGGCCAACTTGAGACCATCAAGGCCAACACGGTCCTGGGCACCTCGTTCCTCGGTGACTTCGCGGGCGGCCTCATCAACGCCATCGCACCGGCGTCGAATATCGACAAGTTCAAGGGCCTCCTGAGCGGCGACACGAAGGACGCCGAGGCGGACGTCAAGAGGCAGCAGGAGGCATACGACCGCCTCGTCGGTTCTCAGGACCGGGTCGCAGCCGCCGCCCGGGAGACCATCGGCCCGATGCAGGCATTCCGGCGGGCCTCGCTGGACAACACAGAGGCGGCGCAGGCCGAGGCCGACGCTCTCCAGGACGCCACGGACGCGATGCGCGACAAGCGGTCCGAGGCGCTGCGGGCGGTCAACGCCGAGTTGAACTACCAGGCCGCCATCGACGATGCGAACCAGGCCATCAAGGACAACGGCAAGGCGTTCGACACCACGACCGAGAAGGGCCGTGCGAACCGGTCGGCGCTCTACGCGCTCGCCGACGGGTGGAACCAGCAGTCGGATGCGGCGAAGAACGCGAAGGGGTCCCTCAAGGAGGCCCGGGACAACTTCATCGACACCGCGACTCAGATGGGCGCGACCGCGGAGCAGGCGAAGCGGCTGGCGGACCGGCTGTTCGAGATCCCGCCGAAGCGCAACACCCAGATCACGGTCGACGGCATCGACAACGCGATCAACAAGGCCGAGGGCCTCAAGGCGATTCTCGACAGCCTCAAGAACAAAGACATCAACGTCGCCCTGCACTACCAGACGCTGGGCAACAAGCCGAACGCGCCGCTTCCGGGGGCCTCAGGCAACAGCGCTGACGGCGGCAGTGTCCCGAAGTCCGGGCGCCCCTACGCGGACCGTTACCACTACATGCTCGCCGACGGCGAAGAGGTCATCTCCAACCGTCACGGCCAGGCCGATCGGCACCGGAGTCTGCTGAAGGCGATCAACGCTGGCGGGCTCGCCGATGGTGGGACGGCGGGACGGGGTAACCAGTCGTTCCTGACCTTCGGGTCCCCAGCGCTGAACCAGCTACTGGGTGCGGCGACCACTGCGGCCCAGGCGCTCAAGCAGCTCGACAAGCAGTTGGAGAAGTCACAGACGTCGCTGGAGGCCGAGCGTCAGAAGCGGGACGACGTGGCCTCCCAGATGGCTGACCTCGCCTCGACGGTCGCCTCGGGGTTGCGGTCGGACATCTTCGCTCAGCCAGACAATCCGTTCACGTCTGCGGTGGGTGGCGTGGCTGGTGCGAACGCGACCCTTCAGTCGGACATCGCCCGTGCGGGTCAGTTTTCCGACCTCACCACACAGCTCCAGGGCATGGGTCTCCACGGTGGCGCGTTGCAGTCGTTGCTCGAGCAGGCCGCGCAGTCGGGCGACAACTCGCTGCTAACCCAGTTCGTGAACTCGCCTCAGGCCGACCTGGGCAAGTACCAGAGCCTCTACGACCAGCGAGAGCAGGGCCTTGCGGCGGCCGGTCAGACGGCCTCCACTGCCGTCTTCCAGCAGTCGTTGGACGCGGCGAACAAGGCGTATGCCGACCAGCTCGCGGAGACGCGAGGTCTGCGTCACGACGTGAAGGCGGTACAGGCCGCCATCGACCGCATGGACAAGAACAACCAGACCGCGACCCACACGGCCGCAAACCAGAGCGCTCACGTCGTGGCTGACGGCGTGACCAAGGGTGTGAACGGCGCGGGCGGCAAGGGCAAGCGCAACGGCGTCTATGCAAAGGGGCCTCGGTGACCGAACGCAAGTCTCGTCTGACGTGGGGTTCGGTGGCCCTGATGTCGGAGGGTGCGCCCGCGGGTCTGCCGTACACCATCGAGGCGTCGGCGGACGGCAGCAACTTCGGCAACCCGGAGGCTGTGATCGCAGAGGTTCAGTCGCGCCTCCAGGATGGGTCGCTGGCGCAGGTGACGTCCTACGGCAACCGGTCGGCCCCGATCTACCTCCAGATCACATCGGACACCTACGACGGTCTCGACGCGGGCGAAGAGGCCCTGGTCGCGGAGGAGCAGCGGCCGGGCTACAACACCCTGGCGTGGACCCCGGATGAAGACGACGCGGCGGTCACGGTCTTCGATGTGGTGTACGCACAGCTCGACTTCCTTTTCGACGACCTGGGCGAGCTGCGCAAGGATCGACGCTTCCTCGCGACGCTGACCTGCTACCCGCACCCGCGCTCGGACACTGAGGTCGTGGCGACGGCGGCGCCGACACCGCCAGATGAGCCGACCACTGTGAACGTGAACAATGGGTCATCCACGACCGGTTGGAGCGCCACGCGCAATGGCGCCTCGTTCACTCCAACCAGCTCCGGTGGAGCGGTCAAGTTTGGGGGGTCCGTCGCCTCCACCTCGCACATCACCGCAGTCCTGACGGGGTCGTTCACCGGTTACGGAACCACCCCCTACGTCATGGTCAACTGGGCGCGGCTCAACACCGGCCCGGTCGACACTCTGGACTTCCTCGGATTCGCCGATGGCGTCGCGATGCAGCTGGTGAGCGAGGGTCCATCTCCGACCACCGGCTACACCCGAAGCACATTCCGGGTCCCGACCGGGACGACCAGTGTGGCGGCGTTCTCGTTCCAGTTCGACGTCGGCTCCTCGGCGCATGTGATCGGCTCGATGTCGATCGACTCGATCGACCGCACTGACGCAGCGCCGGGATCGACCGGCACTCGGCGCCAGCTCTACCGAACTCTGCCGGTCGCAGGCACCATGCGCACACAGGGCCGCCTGGCCATTGAGCACGACACCGACGCGCTCGACGAGGCGCTGGTCTACGTCTACGCCAATGACGGGTCCGGCTACCTGCCCTCGCTGCGGCAGTTCTACTACGCGGGCGGCACTGTCACAGCTGATGACACCCTCTATTCCGGTGCCAGGAACATGCTCGACACACAGGTCTCCTACCTGATCCAGGCAAACCTTCTCCCTGGTGGCAGCTACCGGATGTACGCCCGCCTGCGAGGGAATTCCGCTGGACCCGTGACCCTGATCGCCGGCTCTCTCGCCTCGATGGGGGGCGGCTCGGTGCTGGGCAGCTCTGCCGATCTCGCCACCCTGGATATCACCACGGACTGGGCCATCTACGACCTGGTCGGCATGTCGCTCCCGCCCGTGAAGCTCGTCTCCCCGGCATCGGCATATGTCCTCATTACCTTGCAGGATGGGGATACCTCCGGCATCGACATCGACGTCGATGAGGTGTGGCTTTTCAACGAGGACATCGGCGGGCTGACCCATGTGGACTGCGGCACGGGGACGGGTGCGACCGGCGGCCCGTCGAACAGACTGTGGCTGGACCCGGCGACCATCACCAATGACGGGAAGGACGCCGTCTACGTCGGGCACTCAGCGGACCGGTCGGACGCCTTCAACCCCGGGGACAAGCTGAAGGGCTGGACCGCGCCGGTCTTCGAGCCGAGCAGCGTCAACGTCTTCACGGCTTGCGCTGCTGAGGATGTGGCGGTCGACCTCTCGCACTACCCACGCTGGCGGCACAACGCGCGCGCGGTGGCCTGATGGTCCCGCTCACCACCCCACAGGTCTGGGTCGACGGCCGCCCCCTGTCATCACTGGCCTCGTGGGGCGACCTGAAGATCACGCACCGTTGGCCCTACGGATGCTGGGCTCTGGACTGGGGGATGGCGCTAAAGCCATACCAGCGTCCGATCGGGCTCAAGGCTGACGTGCCGGTCGAGGCTCGGATGGGGTCGGCGGTCATCTGGTCCGGTGTCCTGGTCCGCCCGGATTGGGACGCCGGGACCTTCGAGGCCGACGGTCTGGCCCGTCAGGGCGAGGAGACGCTGTGTCTGACCTCTGACGGCGAGACCACCTCCACCCCGGACACCGCTATCGACGCGGCTATCGCCCGAGGTGCGGTCGACTGGATCCGGCGTAGCTCGCTGTCCTCGGCGGCGTTCGCTGACGGCGGCTCCACGGCGGACCTGAACTACGTGACCGCGCTCCTCGACGCCTGGTCATCGGCGCAGGGCAAGCGGTGGGGCGTCAACGCCCGCCGCGAGGTGTACGCCGTCGCGGACCCGACCACGCCGTCGATCTACATCCGTCCCGGGACCGGCGTGCTGGGTGTCGCGGCCGAGGCGATCGCGGGCACTGTCGTCGGCGCCTACTACGACGCCGACCACGTGCCGCACCGGGTCTCTGTCGGGTCCGGGCGCCCCGAGGTCGGGGTGGGGCTGGCGAATCGTGGCGCGCTCGACTCGACCTCGGCGACCGCGATCATCACCGGCATCCGCGACCAGCTCCAGGCTGTCACCGGGTGGACCAACGGGATCACCGTCACCGCCGACCAGGTGACCGCGCCCGGTGGTGAAGGCATGGCGCTGGACCGCGTCGTGGCCGGGGAGATGAGTCGTCTGCTCGGGCTGCGTGACGAGCGCGGCGCATCCGCGCAGACCGACATCGTGCTCGGCGAAACCATCTGGGACGTCACCGCCGGCACCGTCCAGTGCAACCCCGTCGGGCTCTCCGATCGGTCCTTGTCCGGTGTCATCGAAGCTGCGGGGGGCGAGCTGCTGTGAAGGGCATGGTTCCCCGGTGGAGCGCCGCCGACCCGTCTGGTAGCGCTGGTCCACCTGGGCCTCAGGGCCCGACCGGACCCACGGGCGCAACGGGCGCCACCGGCGGAACTGGAGTCAAGGGCGCAACAGGCTCCACGGGCTCAACCGGCAGCACCGGACCCACTGGCCCGACCGGCTCAACGGGCGCAACGGGCCCCACCGGTGCGACGGGCCACGCGTCGGGCTTGTCGTGGACCTTCGACTCGTCCACGACGATGGCGAGCCCGGGCACCGGGAAGCTCCGGATCAACGCTGCCGACACCGGTATCGCCATCAGCGCGACCGATGCGAGCGGGACGGCCCGGGATGTCTGGATCGACTCCCTTCTCGGTAGCGCCGTCACGCTCACCGATGACAGCGGGGACATGTGGACCAGCCTCGTCACCGCGGTCACGGACAACACCTCGTGGATGCAGCTCACCGTCACGAATCACGCGGAGACGGGCTCTTTCACCAACGGCTCCCATGTGCACCTGCTCGCGGTCCGGGGCGCTACCGGTGCCACGGGAGCGACTGGCGCAACCGGAGCGACGGGCGGCACTGGCTCGACCGGAGGCACTGGGGCAACGGGCGGGACGGGCGCGACAGGCGGCACCGGTGCAACCGGAGCCACTGGAGCCACTGGAGTTGGCGCCACGGGTGGAACCGGGGCCACGGGTGGCACCGGCGGCACGGGGCCTACTGGCCCGACGGGAATCGGTGCCACGGGAGCTACAGGCGGCACTGGTGCGACAGGTCCCACCGGCCAGACAGGCGCCACCGGCGGGACCGGGGCGACGGGTGCGACAGGTGTTGGCGCTACGGGCGCAACGGGTGGCACCGGGCCTACGGGAGGGACCGGCTCGACAGGTGCGACCGGCGACGCGGCCGAGTGGTTCTGGATTCTCTCCGGGCTTCCGCCGAGCGCGCTGGGGAAGGTTGGCGACTTCGCCCTGACCAGTCTCGGACAGGTCTACGAGAAGACCGGCACCTCCACCTGGACCCTCCACGTGAGCATCAAGGGCCCCACCGGTGCCACCGGTGCCACCGGAGCGACTGGTTCGACTGGCGGCACCGGCGCTACGGGCCCGACTGGGGCAACCGGGGTCGGAGCTACCGGCGCGACCGGCGGCACGGGAGCTACCGGCGGAACGGGCCCGACAGGACCGACCGGCGCTACTGGCGTCGGCGCCACGGGTGCGACGGGTCCAACTGTCGGCATCCCGTGGACCTTCTCCTCGACGCCCGGAGCATCGGACCCCGGATCAGGCAAGTGGCGTTGGTTCGACGGCTCCGAGGACACCGTCGTCATCAGCGAGACCCCGCAAGGCTTGTCGTCCACTGTCGGCGTCGGCTTCCTCAGCTCGCTGGTCGACGGCGCGATGCTGAACGTCGTCATTTCGTCTGGCGAGACGCGGACGATGCGCGTCCAGGGCACTGTCACCGACAGCGGCTCCTACCGGAGCTTCGGGGTCACGCAGCAGGCTGGCGCCACCCCGGTCAATGGCGGGGTCGACCACTTCACGCTCGCCCGACCTGGTGCCACTGGCGCGACTGGCGGTACGGGAGCCACGGGGGCCACCGGCGCGACCGGCACCGGTGCTACTGGAGCCACTGGCCCCACTGGGGCGACAGGTGCGACCGGGACCACGAACACCTACGTCGAGGACGTCCCCACGTCCGACACGAGCTTCGTATCGGGCACCGGCACGACCAACTTGACCATCGCGGGACTCTCGATCACGGTCACCTCACCGGGAACCACTGCGGTGTACAAGGTCTCACTGACCGCCGACGTCGACGCGGGTCCGGGCGTGATCAACGTCGTCGAGCTGCTGGTCGACGGCACGGCGGAGAGCCGCACCCTGAACACCGGGGCCGCTGCGGGCACGTCGGGAAACTTGGCCCGCGCCTGCGGACACCAGGAGTGGCGCATCACCAGCCTGTCCGCGGGCAGCCACACGTTCACGGCCCGCGCCCACAACGCACTGGCGGGGACCTCTCACGTGTACGCCGCGCACACCGTCATGTCCGTCACGCGGATGGAGTGAGGCGGGGTCCCGGGGAGCCGGGACCCCTGACCCACCGCGACCGACTGGTACTCGGCGCGCTGGGCTGATTGCAAGGAACCACACCCGGGCGGCTGGATACATCGGCCGACCGGGGGATTTCCGCCAGGGAGCAGGCGGCGCTCGAGACCGCTCCGTCAGGGCTGGGGGGCCACACATCGGGGACGGGGAGGGACCAAGCCTTGACTGAGCAGCCCACAGGCGGGGGCCCGCCCGAGCCGCAGGCCAAGACTCCGTGGTCACCGAAGCCCACGAATCTGTTCGCCGCGCTCATCCTCGCGGCGGTCATCATCTGGAACATCACGCTGGATGCTCACAGCGACACCTACGACGGGTCTTACGTCACCTACGGGCTGGTCATCGGCTTGTGCGGTGTCCTCGGATTCGACCTGTCTCGTTTCTGGCCAGGAGGACGCGACAAGTGATTGCACTGCTCTGCCCCATGGTGTTCGCCGCCCTCGTCGGCTTCCTCCTCGGCTTCATGGTCGGGATCGCATACCACCAAGGTCTCGGGAGGCGATTGTGAACGTCAATGGACGGGTGCAGCGCTCACCGCTGTACCGGCGGGCGGCTCCGGTGATCGTCGTGATCACCGCGCTCATCGCGATCGGCGCCGTGGTGTTCTCGGCGCACACGTCGCGGGAGAGCGACCGTCAGAAGGCGGACCTGCTCTCGTGCTTCGACCGGTTCGCCACCGACCTGGCGGGCGGGCTGCCTCCGGTGCGGGACGCCACGGCCGAGCGGGACGCCGCGAACGCTGCAGCGATGGGCTCGCTCGGTGACGGGCTGGTCAAGGTCGGCGCCGGGACGTTCAAGGAAGCCGACCTCAAGGCCATTGTGGCGGCGTTCGCTGCCTACCGCGAGGCCAACCAGAAGCTCGACCAGGTGCGGGCCGCGAATCCCTACCCGCCCGCACCCTCGACGTTCTGTGCCGATGACTGAGTTCCGAGGCCACCCCTGCTGCACCTGTCAGCTCGCATGGCTCCCCGTCCTCGAGGCCGAAGCTCAGCGCCGGGGTCTGGTCGACGGCCAGCTCCCGATATCGCAGCTCATCGGAGGCGCTCCCCAGTCGGGCGGCACCCACACCAAGGGCGGCGCGTCCGACTTCTACCCGCTGGGCGCCATCAGCGACGTCACCGCGTTCGTGCGCCTGTGTCGCGACATGGGCGCCGATGCGACCTGGCATCGACTTTTCAACTGGGATGGCCAAAACGGCGTGGAGCACGTGCATTCGGTGCTGACGAGCTGCCCGCACTGCGTGACGACGGCGGCCTACCAGACCGCAGCCGTGCGCGCCGACCAGAACGGGTTGGCGAACCACGGCAAGGACGACGGGCCACGACCGCTCTCGGGGCGGACCTGGCAGCAAGGCATCACATGGGCGCGCGAGCAGGAGGACATCGTGACCGAGGACGACATCAAGGCCATCGCCGCCGAGGTACTGAGCAGCAAGGTGCCCGGTGGCGCGCCGAACCTCACCGTGCTGGAGGTGTTGGAGCGGCTGGGCAAGGCGTTCGACAAGGACGGCAAGCCGAAGTGAGCGAACTCGTCTACGCCGCGACTGTCCGGTGCCCGTGTGGCGCGGGCATGGCCTACCCCAAGGACGGCAAGTACCCCGACGGCGGGCCTGAGGGGCCGATGCGCTGGCCCCACAACGGCTACTGGGACTGCTCGGCCATCCTGCTCGGCACCGCTGACCCCAACGTGAAGCACGAGGCTCGACTGCCGTTCGCGTTCTACGAGATCAAGGGCGAGGGCCAGCCTTCCGTGAAGGGCGCGACGACGAGGCCGGACCAATCGTGAACTTCCCGCCGCCCGCCACTGAGTCCACGGGCGCAGGCGCCAACTTCCGGGGCGCGTGGTGAGTGCCACCGAGGACACCTTCCCTGGTCCTCGGCGGACGCTCCTCGTGATGTCCGAGCTGCTCTCGATCGAGCACGGTCTTTGGTGCGACGCGTGCGCCCTGCCCTCCGCCCATCGGGTCACATTCGCCATGACCATCGGCGGCAGGACCGACCTACATCAGCGCGTCGTCTGCGAGGACCACCGATGAGCAGGCGCCTCTTCTGGCTCGGCGTCGCCCTTGAGTGGGCGGGGCTGGCTGGGATGGCGTGGCGATGGCGGCGGGGAGCTTGGGGCTAGACGTCGTTCGCGAATCGCTCTAGCTCAACGGCACCCTCGGCGATGTAGCGGCCTTCCCAGGGAAGGCCGCATTGATGGCGGTGGCCGCCTGCTGCGCTAGCGCAGCGAGGTGCGTCGACCGTCGCCGCAGGTCGCGGATCCGTTCTGTCGCCGCCGCGTAATCGACCTTGCCGTCCGGCTTCAGATACCACTCGCCCGCCATCCCCGCAGCCTAGACCGCCCCACCGACAGAGCTGCTGGTGCCGGGCGGGCTACCTAGCGCCTTCATCCCTACCGCCCCCGGTCTTCTCTGGTGCTCGACCGCAGCTTGCCCATCGTCCCACGCCGCACCGACAGGAGGCTCGACCTTGACCGACGTCTTAGCGATGAACGAGAAGGACACCCTCTCGGTCGTCACCTCCATCGCCGACCTGCGCGACGTCCTCATTGCGGCCGACCCCGACGTCGGCGCACTCCAGGAGTGGCCCAAGTCCCGCGACGCAGCCACCAAGGCCATGTGCGCCCGACTCGGCTACGGCTACGGCCGACCCGCGCGCGGTGGAGGTCCCGTCATCTGGAAGCTCTCCAAGTACCGGCCGCGGTCGCTCAAGGCCATCCGTCTCGTCCGCGGCGAGTTCGTCGGACACCTCCTCGGCCGCCGATCGCGACTCGGCCCGAGCTGGTGCACCGAAGCGATCTTCGACGAGCTGCCCGGCGACAAGCCCGACGGCTCCAAGTCGGCCATCCTCGGCTACCACTTCACCGCCGAAGTCCAGGACATGAAGGGCGGAGGCGGCTATAAGAAGGGCCTCCAGTACCTCCTGCGCGTCCGCCGGCACAAGAAGGAGAAGCGCCGCCTTGGACGTCGAGCTCGCCGCAACGAACGCCGTGGCATCGAGACCTACGCGGGCGGCGACTCGAACTTCTCGGGCATGGAACTCGGCGGCTTCCGCAACTGCTGGGACGGCTACGAGGGTGGCGACCTCGGCGGGCGGGCCGTGACCATCGTGTTCGCCGCCAAGAAGCCCGCCAAGAAGCCGCAGACGTTCAAGACCAAGAGCGACCACCTCGCCGTGGTCGTGACCTACCCCTGACCGGCCATCTCACTCAACCGGCCCATCAGTGACATGACCCCTGCCGACGTTTCACCAAAGGAGAAACCTGTGAGGAAGTACCTGCCCAGCAAGCGCACCGCCAAGGCCATCGCGGGTGCCGCTGTCGGAGCTGCCGCGTACCTCGTCGGCATCCTCCACGGCGACGAGACGCTCGGCGACGTCACCACCGTCGGATGGCTCGGACTCGTCGTGTTCCTCGGCGGCGGCTACGGCATCACCTACGCCGTGCCGAACGCCGACGCCACGCCCGCGACGCCGCCGCAGGAGTAGCCTCAGGAGCGCGATGCCCTTCCCGGTTCGCACTGGCTCCAGCACAAAGCCCCGCTCATCGCTTCGGCGGTGGGCGGGGCTTCTTGCTGTGCTCAGGGACGCCACTCCTCGCGGTAGTCCGGGTGGTCGGCGTAGACCGCGGCGAGCGCCTCGACGACCGCCGGGTTGTCGTCCTTCGCGGACATTTGCTCCCGGCTCCGACACATCCCCCACTCGCCCTCGATCCGCTCGTGGTCTGCCCACGCGGCCTCGATTGCTAACCGCTTGGCCTCGCACTCGGCCAGCACGCGATCCGATTCGCTCATGAGGTAATCGGCGGTCGTGGTGTGTCCTTGGCTGCGCATCGCTTCGGCAAGATCCCGCAGGGCGCGCGCCCTACCGTCCTCGTCAACGGCGATGCGTGCCAGCAGAAAGTCAGTGAGCGTGAGCGTGGCGGTGGTCATGGCTGTCCTCCCTTGCCGAACCGCTGAAAGGCGTTCTGCTTGCTCGTGCCCAGCGCGGCCCCGATGACCACCCAGGTCTCCCCCGCCTCCCGGGCAGCCTCGACCGCGGCGCGCAGCTCTCCCTCGGCGTCGTCGATGCCCTGCTGTGCCGCGACGATGCGGCGGAAGTGCCGCGCGTCCTTCGCCCGATGGGTCGCCGGGTCGACCTGCTCGAGCCCGGCGTCGTCGTGAGTGGTCTTGGTCTTGTTCGTCATGTTCATCACCTCCAGGGTCCCCCGCCACATCAGCGGAGGAAGTCGTAGAACTTCGGGCGGAGCACGTCCGCGTGGATGATGCGGTCCGGGTCTGCAGCGGGGACCGCGACCAGCTCCAGCAGGCGGCCGGTGGTGTCCGGGCCGATGACGAGGAGTCGGTCTTCGCCGTCGTACTCGAACTCGACCAGCCGCAGGGCGTTGGTCCACGCGTGCTCGATGTCCGTGTCGCTGACACCGTGCTTGCGGGCCGACTCCCTGATCTGCATGAGTAAATCATAGGTTTACCATCAGGGATTGTCAACTACCGATTTACCCAACTGCGGGCCGGACCAGATGCGCCGGCACCCACGACTGCCTGACCGTCACCTCGTCCCCGTTGCCAGTCGAGTGCGCCGAGGCCCACATCACGTAGGCCTCCCACTCGCCCCGGTCGGTCTGACGCCACGCCAGCAGGACGCCAGGCGCTGGGTAGGACCAGACGCCAGTGACGTCCACGTGGACATGGAAGGGGGGTGGGCGCATATGGGGAGGTTAGAACAGGTGTTCGAAGGGGCTACAAGCCCTCGAGTATCTCTAGTTGCGGGTCCCCATTCGGCTCCCTGACGGAGAGACCAGCGACTTGCGTGCCCACCTTGAGTAGAGGGCCGTCGTAGGTGTGGAGCTCGTCGCAGCCGCTCGTCTTCGCGAGCGCCAGGTGCAAGGCGTCCGGACCCTTCAATTGAAAGCCCACGGCGAACTCCATCGCTAAGGTGCTCGCTCGCTGCGTGATGTCGACGAACCGGAACTGGGTCGCCAGGAAGTAATCACGCGCTTGGTCAAGACGCTTGGCATGCTCGAGCGAGGGTGGACCCTGTGGCGCGCGAAGGTTGGGAGCGCCGACCGCCTCCGCCACGGTCAATGCAGACAAGTGCCCCTGGGAGATGCGCTGCTCAGCCGCTCGAACGGCCGCCGACGCAGGTTCCAAGCGCCCCTCTTCCTCGAGGAAGACCGCAAGGAACACGCAGGCGTCGAAGTAGACCTTCAGCGCCGGGCTCGCCTTACTCGCCACGCGCAGCCTGCCATTCGCCCAAGGTGAACCACGGCTCTCCGCTCTCGTCGGCGAAGATCCCAGACACCTCGGAGATGGACACCAGTCGCCTGTCAGGAAGCACCTCGAAGTCCTCCGCCTTCAACTCGATGGCGGATCCGAGCGCATCCCGACTCACCAGACCCCACATCTCGACTCTCCGGCCGATGGCCTCGTCGCGGATGCGGTCCGAGAGCGCCGCCCTATAGCTGACGGTCACGCTCGAATCGTCGTCCAGCTTCATCTTGACCTCGCGTCGACCGTGCTCGTTCCATCGGTCGACGACGCCGCGGGCGGACCCGTAGCTGACCGTCGCGGCCCCGAGTGCACGGTCCGCGTGAGTGACGATCTCCGGCGTGACGACCAGGCCGCCAGCGTCCAGACCCGTGAACGTCATGCCTGTGGCGCCGCCGCGACCCACGCGCTGACCGATGCTGCGGACGCGCTCGACCATGCGTCTCGTCCAGGTCGCCGGCACCTCTGCGCGCTCCGTGAGGGCAGCGAGGCCATCTCGCAGCACGACGGCTACGGGAGACTCGTTCGGCGCCGCTACCGCGAAGATCGCCGACCCGATCGCCAGGTTATCGACCGTCCACGCCTGCTGCCCGGCATCGGCGACGACAGAGGCGTCATTGAGCAGCGTCAGCAGATCATCCAGCGAGTCACGCAGGGTCGCAGCCGAGATCGCCTCGCCGCCGATATTCAGCCCGATAGCCACCGCCCAGCCTCCTCCCGGTCAGTGTGGCAGATCGTCCACGCGACCACCGACAACCGGCGGCAACCGATAGGCGATCTCCCCCCTCACCCCGCCCGGTACAGCTTGCGCACCGTGGCGGCGTGGGGGGGTTGGTGTGGAAGCAAAGGTCTCCCTGATTGACCGGGGTACGCCGTACCCTGCCGGGGTTCATCTGGTTCCACAACTTGCCGTTTCATGCAAGCGACTGCACACACCGTTTGCATTTCCGCAGGTCAAAGGGCAAAGCGTGAGGGGTTCAAGTCCCGTCACTCACCCCAATGAAACCGCCAGGTCGCCGCGAATAATCGGTGAGCCTGGCGGTTTCGCGTTTACCCACTGCGTACCCTGAGGGCCATGCGGACACCCAAGAAACACGTGGCCGAGGACGGCTCGACGACATGGCGCGTCCGCTACCGGCTCGGCAGTACCGAGACCTCGGAGACCTTCCCGCGTGAGACCGACGCCGACACGTTCGCGCGCATTCTGGGCCGAGGGCGTGACGCCGACGTGGCCGATGCGCTCGCTTGGCTGGCCAGCAAGAAGGTCGAGCGCGAGATGGCGACATTCGGCCAGTGGTTCGAGACATGGGTGTCACAGCTCACCGGCATCACACCTCGCACCCGAGACGACTACCGCGCCATGCGGCGCCGCTACCTGACCGACCTGGACTTACTGCCGCTGACCCTGGTGTCCCGAGCTCACGTCGCCGCGATCGTCAACCGACTGGAGGCCGACGGTAAGGCGCCCAAGACCATCAAGAACGCGGTCAACATGCTATCCACGGTCATGGCAACCGCCGTCGACGACGGCCTGATACCGCGCAACCCCGTGCGCCGGGTCCGCCTACCTCGCCCACATCCCGACGAAGACGCCGTGCTGTTCCTTACCCACGAAGAGGCGGCGCTCGTCATCGCCCACACCGCCGAGCGCTACCGGCCGCTGGTGACGT